AAGTTTATACATTTATCGTACTCTGATGATTTAGCACTGGATAACAGCGCAAAGACTAAAGAGCTTATCTTATCGGATGAGTACCAAGATATATGGCCTGTATCACTTAAGGCAGACAGTAAGTCTAAAAAGAAATGGTACACAGAAGATGGTGGCGGTGTATATGCTACCTCGGCAGGTGGAGCTATCACAGGCTTTGGTGCAGGCTCGACAGAGGACACGGAGTTATTCGCAGGTGCGATTGTTATAGATGATCCATTGAAGGTGGATGACGCAGAGAGAGACACGGAACGTAATAGAGTTAACGAACGGTTAAACACAACGATTAAAAGTCGTAGGAACAACAGAAGCACACCAATCATTCTTATTATGCAGAGATTGCATGAAGATGACATGAGTGGATTCGTTCTTGATGGTGGTATGGGTGAAAAGTTTCATCACCTTAAACTGTCAGCAATTAAAGAAGACGGCACAGCATTGTGGCCTTACAAGCATACGTTAGAGGAATTAGAGGTTGAGCGATTAGCCGCACCTTTTACCTTTGCGGGTCAAATGATGCAAGAGCCTTCACCCGAAGATGGTGAGTTTTTTAAACGTGATTGGTTTAAACGCTATGATATTGGTGATGAGCCAGATAACCTAATAAACTATGGCGCGGCTGATTATGCTGTATCAGAGGGTAAGGGCGATTATTCAGAGCTTGGCGTTGCAGGCTTTGATGTTGATGATGATTTATGGATTCTTGATTGGTGGTCAGGTCAAACGTCTGCTGATATATGGATTGATGAAACTCTAAGGCTTGGCATATTGCACAAAGTGATGGCTTGGGTCGCAGAGGGTGGAATGATACGCAGAGCGATAGAACCGTTCTTAAAACGCCAAATGATTAAACTGGGTAAATACCTCCGTATGGAGTGGATTAACTCAAACAAGAACAAGTCGGCAAATGCAAGGTCATTTCAGGCTCTAGCATCACAGGGTAAGGTTCACATACCTAATACGCCTTGGGGTGAGGAGCTTATCAATCAGTTATTGAAGTTTCCGACAGGGAAATATGATGACAAGGTTGACGTTTGTGGATTGTTTGGACGGATATTAGATACAGCATTCAGCCCTCGGGTTATGGGTGATATTGAAGATAAAGCGGTCAGAGATGACTACGCGGAGGATGAAGATGAAGAATCATGGAGATAATCAATGGTAAAGACAGTTGAAGAGCTACAGGAACAGGTCAAGTCTTTTATGGATGCGACTATGGATGCGCGTTCACTTTCAGAGCGTGACAGGGATTACTACGACCATAAACAGTGGTCAGAGCGTGAACTTGCAGTATTGAGAGCAAGGAAACAAGCACCTATAGTTAACAACCGCATTAAGCCTAAAGTTGATGGCTTGGTTGGTCTTTACATTCTACGTACGACAGACCCAAAAGCATTCCCAAGAACTGAAAAGCATGAAGACGCGGCACACGTTATCACTGATGGCTTGCGCTATGTAGCTGACAACACAGACTTTGAGACAACCAAGCAAGATGTTGCAGAGAATGTATTCATTGAAGGTTATGGTGGCGTTATTGTTGACGTTAAGCAAAAGGGCGATGAGGTCGAGATTGATATTAACCGTATTCCATGGGATAGAATTTACTATGACCCACACAGCACGGAAAGAGATTATGCAGATGTACGGTTTAACGGTATCTATCACTGGATGGATGAAGACGTTGCACAGGATGCATTTCCAAAGGTTGATGTTAGCGAGCTTATCTCACAGATGGACAATGATTCAGAGGGTGACACCTTTGATGATAAGCCTAATGACTGGATTGACCAACGTAACCGCCGTATTAGAGTTGCACAGCATTTTCACATTGAGAATAATACATGGATGATGAGCTTCTTCACTGGTGACACGTTTTTAGTTGAGCCTGCGCCAAGCCCTTATCTTGATGAAGACGGACTGCCGTCAAACCCTATTGAGCTTGTATGTGCATTTATTGACCGTGACAATGATAGATATGGTGAAGTGCGTGGCTTTATTGATACACAGGATGAAATTAACCACAGACGCTCTAAATCAATTCACTTGATGGGTTCAAGGCAGACAGCTTCACGACAAGGCGCTGTTAAAGACCTCACCAAGCTTAAGCGTGAAATGCAGAAGCCTGATGGACATGTTGAGTACACAGGTGAACGTGGTGACTTTGAGATATTAGACACAAACGATATGACGCAATCACAGTTCCTTATGTACCAAGATGCAAAGGCAGAGCTTGACGCTAAATCATTCAATGCACAATTAGCAGGCGAACGTCAAAGCGGTGACTTGTCAGGTGTTGCTATTGATAAGCTACAGAAGGCAGGCACGATTGAGCTTAACGGTCTATACAATCGCTTGGCAAACTGGGAGAAACGTGTTCACAGCCAAGTCTGGGCGCGTATCAAACAGTTTTGGAATGAAGAGAAATGGATTAGAGTTACTGACGACCAAAAGAATTTACGTTGGGTTGGATTAAACTCACAGATTACTGGCCAGAAGTTCCTTGAGGAAAAGATTAATGATGAATCCTTACCACTTGAGGAACGTCAACAGGCATCTGCGGCGTTTACATTCCTAATGAACTCCCAAGACCCACAGGCACAGGCCAAGTTACAAGAGATTGTCGAGGTTAAGAACGACACATCAGAGCTTGATGTTGATATTATCATTGAGCAATCGTTTGACAGCGTGAACATCCAACAAGAGCAATTCGCATTGATGGCTAAATTCGCACAGGGTCAGGACATTGACATTATCGAATTGATAGAGTTATCAGACTTACGTGGTAAAGATGAGCTTATTGAGAAGATCGAAAGCCGTAGACAGTCAGCATCAGAGGCCGCGGGTAATGCACAACAGCTTAACCAACAAGTCGTTATGTCTGACGTAGCTTTAAACATGTCATCTGCCAAGCTTAAAGAGCAACAAGCCATTGAACAGCGTTTGAACAACCAGAAGCTATTGAACGGTACAGAGGACTTGAGCAAGGTCACAGAGACAATGGCTAAGGCACAGAAAATACAACAAGAGGCTATACAGAAGGCATTGGAAAACCGTAACCTAGCTGTTAACCCAGATCCAAACCCGCAGGTCTTCATCTAATGAGTATTACAGCAACAACTATAACCTCAGATGGTGTACTTGTTCTTTTGAAGAGGTACAGAAATCATTCCGAGACTATTGAGGGTTTGGTTGAAATAGGCGGTACTTTTGGCGGTGGGGAGTTGTCTTTATTTATCTCTTTATCAGATGGTACTGTCATAAATACATGGAATGACAAGAGCGGTATTGCTTATAAGACAAAGGTAGCTGATACAGTTCCCTTTAATGTTCCAGTTGTTAATCAGCCAAAGGAATCGTTTAGACTTTATTACACGTTAACTGGATCAACTACACCGTCAATATCTGTTACAATAGGCGATACAGCATGACAATATGCAGGTTTTCAAATGATGCTGTATATGGAATGAGTACAGGTTGGTTATCTGGTGGAGAGCTGTCAATAAACTCTGGAGATGGCGCAAAGCTTGACATCACCTCTGGAACAGGCGTTATAGTTGATGCCACAGACCCTAACAATATAACAAGGAAGTTTGTTTCTTGGGATGCTTTTGACGCGGTAACGTTGGAATTTATAGCCACTAACGCGGCATCTTTTGTTGCTGTTGATGAGGATGGAAACCTACAACAATCAAACGTATTCCCTGTAAAGGGTGATTTGAGGGATTTAATACAACTGGGTGGACAAACTCATGGTGATAATGTGTCAATCACAGTTGTCTCTAATTTCTTACCAGCCCCTGCATTTCAGTATGGCCCAAGTTTAACAGATTTAACTATTGCGCTAGGCGTGATTAATATAAGCGGCAATGAATTTGGCGGCTCTAGTGTTAGCGGTTTGAAGGTAACTAAAACTGTAGGATCAATATTTGACTTTGGTCTGAACCTTAAGAACTCACCAGCAATATCACCTAACAATAAGACAACGCCTGCTCTTAATGAGCCAGTGATGATTTTTGTATGGCGTGATGGCTCTGGTGGATTCAATAGCGCTGTCAGAGATGATTTAGAGGCTGGGGTATATGATAATAACAATGGTGGTACAACAAACCCGACAGATACATTAGGTCCAAGTAAGTGGACAAATCTTAAGATTAAATACAGCCCAGACCTTGAAGAAGCTTTCATGGAGTGGGGTCAGACGCTTTATAATAATAGCGTGGATGCCGTTAATGGAATAAACCTTGATACATTCGCAAGTGACCCAAGTTTGGCAGGCGTTCCAGTGCGTGGATATCTATCAATTCGCGGTGGTGCTTCTGACTTAACGGATATTGCAGACGCAGTATTCACAAACGGTAATAAATTCGGATTAGTTTAAGTAAAGGTCGTTAAATCATTGTGTGACGACTGCACAGTACCTACCCCGTTCTTTTGAGCGGGTTTTTTTATGCGTGTTGCATAAACGGACGCCGCGTTTTCGGGCGAATATGGACGCCGCATTATCACGGGCGAAGGAGACCAGTAAAATGGAAAATGAAGTTGATGATATCTTTAATGACGAACCACAAACAGAGGACACAGTAGAAGAGGCAACCGTAGAAACGGAAGTTGATGAACCTGTGGCAGAAGTTAGTGAGGATGTTGAGGTCGAGGCAGAGGAAGCGGAAGCAGAGCCTGCCAAAGAAGTGGAGACGACAACCACAGAGGATACGCAATGGACTAAAAGTATGGCACTTGATGAACGTAGAAAGCGTCAAGCGTCTGATGATGAAAATAGAGACTTAAGAAAGCAACTTGAATCATTGCAAGCACCAAAAGAGGCGGTTAAACGTCCAGACGTGTTTGATAATCAAGATGCGGCCTTTGCACATCAGGATAAATCAGTTGATGCACGAATTGTTAACGAGCGGATTAATATGAGCCGTGAAATGATGATGGCTGTAAAGGATGATTACACTGATATGGAGGGTGTTTTTGCCGAACTATCTGGAAACAACCCTACTCTTATAGACAATATGCGAGCTAGCACTAACCCTGCGAAATACGCATATGACACTGCTAAAAATCACAACGAAGCACAAAAACTAAGCTCACCTGAATACAGAACAGAGCTAAAAGAAACACTTCGGGCTGAAATCTTAGCAGAGTTGAAAGGTGACGAACCATCAACAGACGATGTACGCAATAAAACTGCAACATCAACGCTGAACTTAACCAAAACTGCGGCTAATGGGTCTAACACAAATCCTGTGGAAACACTGGATACTATCTCTGAAATGTTCGGGGAAACCTATTAACCGATTTTAACGAAAAGGAAACTATATCATGACTAGTACAACAGTAAGTGCGGGTAATGTAGAAACCAAGTTCGATAAAAAGGTCAATCGTGAATATGTACGCGAAGGCCGTTATGGAGCACACATTGGTACTACTGAAAACTCGGTAATCCAAGTTAACAAAAACTTGAACAAAAAGTCTATCCCATTGGTTGCAAAACTAAGTGGAACTGGCGTTTCTGGTAGCACCTCTCTTGTAGGCGCAGAAGAAGCACTATCTAACTTTGACTTTACTTTTAACCCAACACATAAGCGTAACGCTGTTTTGATCGACAATGAAGAAAATGAGAAATCATCTTTCCAGTTGAAGCAAGAAGCACGTCCTGCGCTAATGAACTGGGCTATGGAGCTTAAACGTGATGAAATCACACAGGCTCTTGGCGCTATTGACGGTATCGACTATGGTACTGCTACAGCGGGTCAGTTAGACACATGGAACACCAACAACGCTGACCGTATTTTATATGGTTCTGCTATTGGTAACTACTCTGGTGGAGATCACACAGCGTCTTTGGCTACAATCGACACAACTAACGATAAGTTAGATGCGGCAATGATTACTTTGATGAAACGCAGAGCGTCTTTGGCTTCTCCATTGGTTCGCCCTGTTATCATTAAAGGTGATGAGCCTTGGTACATCTTCTTTGTTGGTTCTTTAGGTTTCCGTGATTTGCAGAATGATGCAACAATTGCGGCGGCTAACCGTG